TTTTTTCAGTCGTCCATTGAAGATTGCTGAATATGAATGGTCAACATCAGTTGCTTTGGGAGCAAGATTTAACCCTTGGCAATTGTTTTACAGAAACAAACGAGTTGCAAATAGGATTGCTAATTTCAATTTGTTGCGTAGTAAGTTGTGTGTTAAGTTTGTTATCAATGGTACTCCATTTCATTATGGTAGGTTGTTGGTATCTTATAATCCTTTGCACGTAATAGATGACATCACAGTAACTCGAAGTTTATTAACTGTTGATGCAGTCGCTGCTACCCAACGACCACACGTTTTCCTTGACCCCATGGAGGGTCAAGGAGCTGAAATGTGTCTACCTTTTTTCCATTATAAACCCTCATTGTTAATCCCTTCAGGATCGGACATTGAAGGCATGGGAGAAATTGACATTTTACAGTTGAACCCTTTGAAAACTGCAAATGGTGGTTCATCAACTATCAATATTGCAGTTTTCGCTTGGGCAGAAGATGTGAAATTGGCCGTTCCAACGCAAACTAATCCTTCGAGCTTGGTTCCACAAGCAGACGAGTACGAAGTCAAACCCGTATCACGTATTGCTGGAGCTGTGGCACGAATGGCTGGTTATGCGGAGAAAATACCGTACATCGGGCCCTATGCAACAGCAACACGCATGGGAGCATCAACTATAGGTAAAATTGCAACTCTTTTTGGTTACAGCTCGCCTCCCCAATTGGAAACTGGGAAATTCAGACCTGAAACAAAAGGATCATTGGCAAATACTAATGTGGATTCGGAAGTGTCAAAACTTTCCGTTGATGCTAAACAAGAATTGACAATAGATCCCAGAATTTTGGGTTTGGAACCAGTGGATGAGATGACAGTCCTCGCGATAGCTCAAAAGGAATCTTATCTCACTTCTTTTGATTGGGAAAAAACAGATTCCTCGGAATCTTTGCTCTTTAGTGTTAGAGTTGATCCAGGTGTACATGCTAGATTTAATGAAGAAATTCATTTGACAGCACCAGCATTTGCAGTCCAACCATTTGAATATTGGCGAGGCACGATGAAATTTAGGTTTCAAATTGTGTGTAGCAAATTTCATAAAGGCAGGATGAAGATTGTGTATGATCCACAATCAGCTCAAGCGCAAGCCGAATATAACACGGCCTACACAACGGTTGTTGATATCTCAGATGAGAAAGATGTAACTATAGATGTGGGTTGGGGAGAATCATTAGCATGGCGACAACATCATGTTGCTAGTGATTTAGAAGAAGACATGTTCTCCAAAACATCA